CTCCAAAATGCAGTTTGCAATATGTTATAATCGCCCTCTGACAAATAGCATCAAGTGTATCCGGCAATACCACTCCTGCAATCCCTAAATCGGTCTGTGCTGCACTTATCAAGTCATTCAGTTCATCATCGTAGGCATTTGTAGTGATTCGCAATGCCATCTTAACTTTCTCAAGCATATTAAAACCCTCTTACTTCTTAACCGTCTTTTTAACAGGCGGCTTCTTCGTTGTTGCCTTTTTGGCTGTTTCAATCATGCGCTCTGCCTTATCAGAAGGAGTCTCTGCACACTTTTCCAGATAACTGGTCAATGTTGCAGTTTCAACAATGTCTCCCTTCCTGTGCAGGCCGTTTTCATCGAAGTATGCCGTTTTCACAACTGCTTTCATGTTATTCTCCCTTGAATGCCTTATAGAAATCTTCTGTAATCATCTGATGTGACATATGACCACATTTGACTCTGGAATCACACCATATTTCATAGCCTAATTCCCTTGCACGATAACAGAAGGACAGGTCCTCTCCGCTAGAATATAACGGAGAAAACCAATCCCCAAATCTGCCAATCATATCAAACAGGATGTCTGCTTTCATCAGAACACATCCGAATCCTATTCCGGCAACCTTGAATAATGTCTCTTTAGGATACTCTAAATAGTCGGTCCATTCTAACTTTGAATCCTTCAACTCGGAGTCTTTGAATATAACAGGTGTATAAGGTGAAGTCCTACGGAAGTATATCCCACTGACTACATCTTTATCATCTTCAACCAATTTCTCCAACAAATCAGGACTAAAAACCATATCAGAGTCAAGCCACAGTATGTAGTCGGCTTCTTCCTTCATGGCTTTTGCTGCAAGTTTATTCCTTGAGTCATAAATCAATGATCCAACGCTGAAATTCACCATGCAATGACCGACTTTGTTAAGTGAAGCCAATGATTGTGCGAAACTTGCGTGTACCATATCCATACAAGGCACTGCAATTAGAATTTTCTTATCCATTTAAAGTATTTTCCCTCCGATCTATTACTTCTGAATCTTAACGAATGAGTTAGGACCAACAATACCAATGCCCATGTACTCACGGCCGAGAACTCTTACAAGGTCCTTTGTCATATCGGTCTTGTCATCGAACTTGAACTCAATGCCCTCTCCATTAGGAAGGTTGATAAGAGCACCCTGTCCAAGATCGCCAACGATTGCGAAAGTATCGCCTGATGAAGCTGCTGCGAATGACTTGATCGTGTTGTTGAATACAACATCAAGGCCCTCGAAAGGATCTACTGCATATCCATTAGCATACTGAACAGCCTTGAATGCTGACCATGTAGCCTTGTTCATCATAACAACAGGATTGTTTGCCTCGTCAGAGAGGTTTCCAAGTGCCTGTGCAACAAGGTCAATGCTGATTGCTGTTGCCGTAACAACAGGAACACCAACTGATGTAGCTGTGCTCTGTGTGCCACAAGCCTCGATTGCTGCAACAACCTCATCGGCTGCCTTCTTTGCGATCTGGTATGCAAGCTCATCATAGATGTACTGAAGGAATGCCTCTCCTCTTAAGTCCATAGCCTCATCAGATATAGATATCCACTTCTTGATTGACTTCGGAACAAGAGTAACAGTACCAAGTACAAGAGTCTCCTCTGTAACGGCATCTCCGCCCTCTGTATGAACAACTGCACCTGTCGCACTGATCTCAAAACCAACCTTGAGATTGCCCTTGATATAAGCCTTCTTAACTCTGGCAATTATGCCTTCTTTGTTCCAAGCGGTCTTAACAATGTCATATACCATATCAGGTATAGCAACAGTACCGTTGGTGCCATTGGTTGTCAGAAGAGATCTAACCTCTTCGTCACTACCTGTCTTGATGTAGTTTGCGTATGCTTCAACATACTCTCTTGAGTTCCTTACTTCTTCCATGTTCTTTACCTCTGCTCTTTCTTCCGGGAATGTCTGTACCTCTATAACAGGTACTTCGTTGTTAGCAACTGCACTCCTGATCTCTGCCTTTTCAGCCTCGATCTGTGCTCTTGTTTCCATCTCTGCCTTAATAGCTTCGATGTTTGATCTCAACTCTTCGAGCTTTTCCATCTCCTCGCAGCCATCTATCTCGGCAACAAGTTCGGTCTTGCGCTCTTCGAGCTGTTCAATGGTCATTTCCTTAAGTTCCATTTTTCACACCTCACTTAATAACTTGACTTTTGCTTTATATAATTCAAAAGCACGTTTTTCAGCTCTTACACTTTCCAGTGATGCCTTTGCGCTGTCCAGTGCATCAGCAAGGCCCCTTGTGCTTATTGAAGTCTGTTCATATGCCGGGAATGTAACCGCAGAAACCTCGAATACTTTTGACAGGCTTCTGATATGTCTCTTGGGATGTTCGGAATCCTCTTCCTCCCACGCATCCGCATCAACGACAAACATAAAGGACATTCCATCAATGTCGTTTCTCTCTACTGCGGAATATAATGCTCTTGCATCGGCATTATTCTCAACATCAAGGTCAACTCTTATCTTCATGCCTTCATCACCAACAGAGAGCTGCATTGTGCTGTTCTCGTTGTTATTGCGTGACCTTGCAAGCGGTATCATGTCGGTATTGTGATTGACAAGGAATCTGACATCCTTCAGGTCTGTGTTATCCAGAGCACCTCTGTCAATTATCTCGTCATACCATCCCATATCTGTCCAAGCATCGTACACGATCGGCATTCCTTCAAGGAAGTGACCGTGTTCCTCGTTCTGTGATGCTCTGACTTCGAAGTTAAACATCCTAATCTCTTTATTCTTCATTGATCTTCTCCTCGTAATCTAAAAACTATTCCATTTGTATTCTCTATCATTCCTCTACATATGAGAGATACTTTTTCTTCGCTTATCCCTAAACATTGGGCGGCAGATTTTTGTGTTTTATATGTTCCCAAAAACTCTCCATCAATAGAATAGACATCAACAGGGTTTCCTTTCACTCCACCGATATTGTTATGCGTATCATATTTTTCAAAAGCATCGCCCTTAAATCTCCATATATACCCATAAGCCGACTTCTTTTTTCCATTACAGCAAGCGGATATAACCCTGAAGCCACCTTTCACAAAATCGGCTGCGGAATTAACACTTTCAAAAGCTGCAACCCAAGTACCATCCCTTTTATAGCAATCAACTGCTTTTCGATTTATTTCAGATACTTTTTTGTAATGGTCTTTAGAATGCTGAAGATTCTGTCCTTTGCTTTTGCCACCATCTAGTAAGTTATATCCAAAATCTTCATTTGTGCTGTTATATTCAGATATAAGTCGAATTTCAATTTCGTTTGCTTCTTCTTCCGTCAATCCAGAATACAAGACTTTATGTTCAATGTTATCCCAACCATATTTTTTTATAGCTCTTTCAACTAATTGGCCTTTATAGCCTTTACCCCTTATCCATCTTTGTGCTGTGGTTTGGCTTGTTTGTCCGATATAGACTTTGCCATTAGGGAAAATATGAATGTAAACACAATTATTCTTCAACCTTATCAACTCTTGCCTCGTCTAGTTTTTCATTTGCCGACCAATATTCGCCACGAATTATACGAACATCTCCACCATCAACAGGTTCGAGATTCCATATCTCTCGGACATCGTTGATGCTCATGATGCCTCGGTCTAGTAACTGACTTGAAACATCAAGTTTGTCCTTGTTTGTCATATACTGAAGCCTGTTAGCCGTAAACATGACCTCATTTCCTGCACCCTGTTCTCTCAAGGTGAAGAACATCTTTGTCATGACCTCGGAGCACTGTATTGCAAATGGCTCGATTGCACCCTCATAGAATGCTGACCACGCATCACCAAAGGCTTTGTTCTGAAGTACATCCTCATTCACCATGAAATACTGATATACATTCTTCTCAATCAGCTTCATCTCATCTGCTTGGATCGTGTACGGAGTTGACTTAACTTGATTGATGTTTGTGTATGTGTTAGGGAAGAGGAGCAATCCACCGCCCTCTGCTTCTCTTGTGAAGTTTTCCTCGGAGAATCGCTTGCGTTCCTTGGCTAGATCCTCTGCCTTTGCAAAGTTGTTTACCTGTGCATAGAATCTGTAAGTGGCTGCGCTCTTAACACCTTCCTGAATGCCTTGATTCTGAATGTGAATTAAGTCCATAGTAGGGAAGAGTGCGTGATTGCTCTCTCCAAAGAAGTCATTTTTGTATTGGAATTTGGTTAGTATTCCACAATAGGCAAGCTCAATAGCTGCCTTTTCACCATATGAGAACTCATATACCAAGTATTGCGTATTGCCATACTGAACAATCGTTGTTCTCTGCGGTACCGGGCAAAATATTCCGCTCGGCTCTCCGTATCTGTCATAGATAGGAACTATAAAAGCCGTATTATGTATATCAAGAATGGTTGATAGTCTGTATAGGAATTGACTCCATGTCTGGTACTGATTCGGAGCCTTTGACAACTTACTCTGAAGAGCAGGCCTTGCGGATCCGTTGTAATTGAACTTCAACTTGCTTGCATGGACCGCTCTGGC